ATAAAGTACCCGTGTTTCTCCAACCGTATTCTTGATATACGTTTTGGTTAGATCCAATATCCTTTAAAAATAGGATTTGACTTTTTGGTACTAAATATCTCTGCTTCTTCCGATTAATCATATGTTGAATAAACAAAGATACGTTGTTCTCAACAATTGTCCATGCGTTATACCACTCAACAATCATCTCCAAGCGCTCGTGTGTTTTATTGATATCTTCAAAACGACCGCACCAGGTAGCTACTATCTTATCTCTTTCGATGTGAGTACTAACTTCAGTACCATTAATCTTTGTTACTTCTACTGGGTTTTTATAAACTATAATAGAACACAAAGAATCTGAGGTTGTAGTTTTTCCTTCAGCGACCGGGTCAACAGAAGCATAGTACATACCAAATTCAGGATTAGCAACAGGTCTTTCATAAACTACAAGAACTGCAGACTTATCTTCTGAATCCATCTTTACTGGAAATTCTTTTATAGGAAGACGATTACTAACTTCTACTATAACTTTACCCTCCGCATTTCTTGATATATCTAAGAACTCGTAAGGATATTCTTTATCTTCTATTCTCTTTAGTTGCGCTTTAACAAGGTGCAAAGGAAACTTTGATACACTACGATAAGCAAAAGCTTCTGCTATGTTTCTAGGATGCTGTGATATACGAAGTTGATACTTCTCTGGAGCTAGTTCTTTCTTCCACTTTTCAAACTTCTCATTCAATGATTCTAAAGCTTCTTCTACTTTAGAGTTACCAAACTCATCAATATAAGGAGGCATTGACCACTGCTCTGGTATAAATAAACCACTATATCCCCATGTACCCTTATCGTCAATAAGATTTGTATAGACCGGATAGATACTATTTATTTCAGGTTTATCAATCATCCTTTTAAGAGGTTGACATTGATCTAGATCACCCACAGATCCTGCGGCAATAAACATACCCGTTGTTATATCACCAGATTGTAATGCCGGGAAAAGATATTCTACAGTTTCATCCATCTTAGGTGCAATACCCGCTTCTTCGTGAAAGAAGATCGTACACGGACCACCGACACCTGATGTAGCATCTTTCTCAAAAGTAACGCCCTGTAGTGTTCCTTTGAGCCCCTTCATAACCTTACGGTTTGACCCGGGCAGAGATGCCTCAATCTGTTGTTGCCACATAAACATACCACCTGGATTAAAAGGTCTATACCACGCAGTATGTTCATTAAGGAATGATCTATACTCGTTAAGAAACTTCCAAGTACCTTTCTCATTGATGTAGTCTTTGAGACTGGCACCGATTTTTAGTATAGGTGTTTCTTCAAACCAGATCTGATTTATAAGTTTTGCAGCGTGAAAGTATGAAGACGCTATCTGACGTTTCTTAAGGATAGCACAATGTTGATAATGGAGTTCTGCTAGTAACTCATATAAAGCAAGATGATATTGTACATCTCTAACCTGTGGAAAATCAAACTTCTTTTGTTCCTTATCGTTTATTGGAAGGAAGTTGAGCCACATGTAATAGTCACGTGTAATATACCATAGTTTGTCTCCGTTTCGAAAGATAGTTCCTCTTCTACACTTAAGCTTCTCTCCATCCCAATAGTGTATAAAATCCTTACTACCGGAGGGAGCGGTGCAGTAGAGTCTATTTGCTCGAAACTTACGAGCTTCTGAGTTAAAGACATATGATGTATCATCGAATCCATATTTACCTGGTTCTTTAAAAAGACTTAGTACAAAAGTTTTAAACTCGTCTCGTGTTTGAAATACTGTAGTAGTCCAGTTACCACCCTCATATGTTGGGATTTCTATGTAAGGAATACTACTCATTTCTGATCATACGCCATACCAGCGCCTCCTCTAAAGTGACTTTGTTGTTCCTCCTTAAGATCTTGATATGCTGCTTTAAAAGATGCTCGTATATCTTGATAGTCCTTAGCTGCTTTAAGTAGGGAGTTTATGTTTCCGTCACGACCCACGGTTATAGGAGCATCCGTCATATACTTTGCTAGTTTATCTAGCATGGTTTGTATACCTACATACGCACGACTGGTAGGAGTTTCGTACATTAGTCTACACTTTTTTACAGCATCGATTATAAGATCATCATCTGTTGAGAAGTCTGCATCAACTTCTTTAAGAATAAAGTCTTCTTTTATTTCTTCTGATAAGTTAAAGAAAGGATTAAGATCCGGATTCTTACAACTCATATAAAAAACGTAAGAATAAATCTTAAGGTAGTTATCAGGATACGTATCCATGATATCTTTTAGAAACTTAATATTATAACAGTGTTCCGTGGGAACTACTTTATTATTTTCTACATCAAACAGTCTAATCATTTTAATAATTCTTTTAGTCTTTCAATCACATCATCAGGTTTATGACCATCGTAGTCAGGTGCTTTATCTAGTGTCTCTGCATATTTTGTAATATCCCAAAGTTTTATTGGAAGGTGATAAGTTATTTGAGTACCAGGTTGTTTATTAATTCCCATAATAAACCATCCCTTGTTCATACTTCCGTCCGACTGTTTAATGCTTCTCCATACATGGTGTGCATTATCGAACTTGATCATTTTACTTAGTACTACAAAAAGAAAATTTCTATGTTCATATAATTCTCCAAAAGTGTGATACCCATCTGAGATAAGGTTTGAATCAGCATCTTTTATAAGAGCGTTTATAGCTTGTTCTTTTTTCATTGCGTTTATATAATTGCAAAAGGTTTGGTGTTGATATAGATCATTACTGCTCATCTTTAATTGGTGTTATCTTATTTCTACCCATGGTCATGTTCTTAAATCCTCTTATCTGATGATTACTCCAAGTCCACACTTCACCAGTGTCATCTTGAATAACTACCCATTTAAGATCATGTTCTTCAGAATAATCTATTACTAGAATAGCCTGACCAGGACCTTTAGGTGTAATCATTGGTATTTGAGGATCTAACTGAACAATCATTTTTTAATCAGTTTATCACGATTATCATCTAACCATTGTATCATAGCACGCACCTCGTTTTTAAGATAAGGTAATTCATAACTAACAACTTCTTTTACAATCGGATCTCCCATATGATCTTTACTCACTATAGGATTACCATATTTGTTTTCTCCATCCTGCTCAAATATAACATGTTGCAATTCTAACTTACCCGGTTTATAACGAGGATTGTGTTTTAGTATAATATAAAGATAAGTACTTAATTGCAAAGCATAATGATTAAAATTACAATCATCAAGATGTGAACAAGGTCCTATCATTTTTTTAGATACTCCTTCCCAATTCTTAAAAGATTCTTTTTCTATCTTCTTGTTTGTCTTGTAATCATATACTGATACTGTATCCTTTACCACCTCAACTCTATCAGATTGCCCACAAAGACCTGCAGACTTTAGATAAACAAAGTGTTCAGGATAAATTCCTTCAACTAGTCTTTGTTCTGGAGCGAGTTTAAGTTCACCATCTATAATAGGTTTAAAGATAGGTATGTTAACTCCTTGTCTTTGTATTGTATCAAAAGATATAAGATCAGACTCTCTTTGATTATGATACCAGGTACCTAGAGTAACTGCTCTATCTGCCTCTGATAACCATGCTTCTTGTATAGCTTCTGGTGTCATACCATACCACTTAGACTTAGGATTCTTTGCAGACTTCTTAGACTGTGCTACAGCATCGAAAGGTGTCTTAAACTGAGAAACAAAACTAGTTACACTTACCCAGTCGATTTTATCTTCTGGATTAATACTTTCGTATTTATGTTTATCTGCTCTAAATCTAACTGTCATGGTTGATCAGGATTATAGTTTATCTCAGTATAGTACTTATCTTGTTCTTCTTCTGTCATAGTAGCTTTCCACTTAGCTCCTTGAGGATGCGGGCAAGATGATGATAACGAGCGGGTTTTATATGCAAGTTTACAACCGCATATTGAGCAACACGGTTGTGTGCCGGGCATAAGACAGTACTCTCCCTTCTTATCTAAAGAAGGACACTGATAGCAGATACTCATTCTTTCAAATGCAATCTCTTCTATCTCAGCGTGTTTGAACCAACTATTCTTGATTCCCTGGAATATCTCCTTCCGATTCTTCCAGATTATTTTTAGTTTTCTCAGCATCGCGTTTATTTTTTACAGTTTCTTTTTTGAGTTTAT